GCAATGCCCGATAACCAGCCACAAGAAAACACACAAGAGGAAATGGCATCATGATTAGATTAACCACCAGCACTTTTAGTGTTGACGCAGCAGCCGCAGACGGCACACCCAAACGCACAATAACTGGCGTGGCCTTGCCATATAACACCACGGCCGTAGTTTCTGGGGGCCAAGAGGTCTCATTTTTGCCAGGCTCGTTGCCAGTCGAGGGCAAAGCCCCCAAGCTCTACATGAGCCACGACTCAACCCAAGCCATTGGTTTAGTGACTGAGCGCACCGCAGACGACACCGCAATGTACTTCACTGCCAAGGTATCCACCACGGCTCTTGGCGACGAGGCGCTAATTTTAGCCGGCGACGGTGTGCTCGATTCAGTCTCAGTCGGTGTGAACCCGACAGACTTCAAGTTTGACGAGGACGGCGTAATGATTATTGCCGCCGCCGATTGGCTAGAGTTGTCATTAGTCCCCCAGCCCGCATTTGCCGGTGCCACCATCACCGATGTGGCAGCAAGTATCCACCAAGAACCCGAAACAACCGATATAGACTTATCCACAGACGAACCTTTAGTAGAGGAAGTAACCGAAATGTCAGAACCAGTAGCACCAGAAGTTATCGAAGCATCAGCACCAGTTTTTGCTACCGCTAAGCGCGAACCACGTTTGCCAAACGCTGGCGAGTTTGTCGCTGCAATGCACAAAGGCGGCGAAGTAGCCGCAGCTGCACAACGCATTTTCGCTGAGTACCGCGCATACCACAAGTCGCCTATCGAGGCCGCTGCTGGCGACAACGTATTGAGCAATGACGCAGGTATCGTGCCGGTTCCTATCTTGGGTCCTGTGTTTGCGGATATTAACTACATTGCCCCTGTGTTGTCAGCACTTGGGACTCGCGCGATGCCCAACAGTGGCGCTGGCGCTACTTTCATTCGCCCAACATGGACGACACACCCAACCGTGGCAGAACAGACAACTGAACTCACCGCAGTATCAGCAACCACCGCGGTTATTGCTAGCAACACAGTTACCAAGAAAACTTTTGCTGGTAGTGCCCAGTTGTCCTACCAAGTAATGGACTTCACAGACCCAGCAGCAATGCAAATTATCGTGCAAGACCTTGCCGGCCAGTATCTCACCGCTATTGACAACTTCGCTGCTGACAACTTGCTCGCCGCAGCTTCATCAGACGGCGTGTGGGACCTCACAGTTACTGACCTCATGAAGTCAATTTATGACGCAGCAGTTACAACCAGTGCAGCAACCAACTACTTGCCAACACACATTTTTGTTGACCCAGCCACCTGGGGGTTGATGGGCCAGCTCACGGACACAACAAACAGGCCGATTTTTCCGTCGATTGGCGCACCTGGCTTAAACGGCCAGAACAGCCTCGGCGCAGGCCAAGCAACTTCATGGTCCGGCATGAACCCACTCGGTTTGCAAATTGTCGTCGACAACAAGTTCGCTGCAAAAACCATGATTATCATGAACCAGAACGCTTTTGAGGTGTATCGCCAAGACCGTGGTTTGCTGACTGTAGAGGTACCAAATACCTTGGGCCGTCAAATGTCAGTGTTTGGTTATGCCGCCACGTTCGCGGCCAACTCAAACATGATTCGCAAAATCACTCAGGCTTAACCCGAAAGGCGGGCTACCGCCATGGCGGTTTACTCAGTAACCCACAAGTCGTTACTCGACAACTACGCAGTATTACAACTGCTCACCAGCAACGAAATTGCTGTAGGTCAAAGCATCACAGTGGCGGCCGTTGACGCAACATTCAACGGCACGTACACCGTGTACGCATTACCAGAGTATTTGTACATCGGCACTGACGCTGAGGGCGATTTGGTCTATGACTACAACGTAGCCATAGAAAACCAAGTGCTTTACGCACGCTCTGGCACAGATTTAACGCGCACAGCTGCGACCGGCACAGTCACATACACCCAGACGGCAAGTTGGGTAACAAGCACCCAGATTGAGGATTGGTTGGGCATCGGCACCGCTTCGAGTCTTGACGCTGCATTCTTAACGCAGTGCGCTAGTAGCGCCTCGGCGTTTTGTTATCGCCGCAGGCAAGAGGCTGGTTACATTGACTCGCTGACCACCAGCCCAAGTGCGGACGTAACGCTCGGCACCATCATGTATGGCGGCATGCTTTACCGGCAACGCGGCTCTATTGACTCGTTCGCCAGTTTCGGCGATGGTGGCGCGGTATCCGTTACGGGCTTGTCAGGCGTCATAAAACAACTGCTTGGCATAGACAGACCGCAGGTGGCATAACGCATGCCTACGGCGTTCACAGACCTGTTTAACGAGGCTCTAGACGACCTCACCACCAAACTTGGCACCATCACGGGCCTGCAAGTGGTCAACGACCCGCGCAACCTCGTACCGCCATGTGCGTTTATTGACGCGCCAACATTCGAGGCGTTCAACTACAACATCGTCAAGATGATTTTTCCCGTACGCGTCATCACCCTGGGGCCAAACAACCTCGACGCGCAACGCTCGTTACTAAACCTCGCCAGCATGGTGCTTGGCGCTAATGTTGGGTTGACGGACGGACGGCCAACTATCGCCATGATAGGCGGCGCAGACTATCCGGCATACGATTTGACGATTACAATGCAAGCACAGACAGCGTGAAAGGCTAACTATGTTTAAGATTTCAAGCGAACGTTTAGGCAAAATTGGCGATTTCTTTGACGCTGCGGCAGCTGAAAAAGATGGCGTTAACGTGTTAGCGCTTATCGCTGGCGGTTTCCTTGCCGAAACGTCCACCAAAACCGACCCAAAACCTGCTAAAACAGAACAAGAACCAAGCGAGGACTAAACACCATGGCAACTAGCACCTATCTCTCAAACCCAGTCGTAACCGTTAACGCGGTAGACCTATCAGACCAAGCAACCAGCGCAGTGTTTACACGCGTCATCGAGGCGTTAGAGTCCACCGCTTTTGGTTCAACTTCACGCGTTTACACGTCGGGCCTGTCTAACAACTCGCTGACCATCACGCTTTACAACTCTTACGCAGCGACCGAAACATACGCCACGTTGTCAGCTCTTGTCGGTACACAAACCACCGTAAAAATTAAGCCAAGCACCGGCAGCACCTCAGCAACAAACCCAGAACACACCCTTACCGGTGCGTATCTTGAAACCTTGCCATTGGTCAACGGCCAACTCGGCGCGCTCGACTCAATTGACATTACTTTTACTGGTGGCGTTTACAGCGTTTCCACCGGCGCGTAACCAAACCCAAACCCGAAAGGTAGCCCGACATGCAATTACGGCTCAAAGTTCAACGCCAAAACGAAAACGCCTACGAGGTTGTCACTAGCCTCGCGGTCATTGTCGCATGGGAACGGCGCTTTAAGCGTCGCGCCAGTGACCTAGGCGCAGGCGTAGGCATGGAGGACCTAGCCTTTATGGCATGGGAAGCAAGCCAACGCGCAAACATTGTGGTACCCGCCACACTCGACGCATTCATTAACACCATTGAGCTGCTAGAAGTCGTAGACAGCGAGCCAGCAACTTTTACAGAGCCGGCACCGTCCGGCGACAACTAGCCGAACTGTTATTGCACACGGGCTGGTGGCCCCCAAGTGTAGACTTTGAGTTACCAGACCTCGCCACCGTCATAGACATACTTGAAAGGCAGCGCAAACAAAATGCCCACCAGCGCTAGTTACCAGGTCTATGGCATTCAAGAGGCACTCGCTGAAATAAACAAAGTTGACCGCACGTTACGCCGGCAGATAACTAAGGATATTCAGGCTGGCGCGGGCACTCGACTTGTTAATGCTGCGCGTTCGTTTATCCCTGTTAAAACGCCATTGTCGCGCATGGTTAACGGCAACATGATTAAGGGCCGCGATGGCACGGGCTGGTCACGCACCCGTGTTGTCGCTGGCATTCGTACCGTTGTGGGCAAACGTGGCCAGCGTGCGCGTACTGTGACGTTCTCTAATGGCCGCACAGCCGATTTTAAGGCGACGCAATACCAGTTATTGGTTCTACAGCAACGTGACGCTGCGGGCGCTATCTGGGACCATGCAGGCATTAGAGGCGGCGGCCAGTTTGTCACTAACCTTTTGGCTGAGGGCGAGCACGTCGGGCCAGCAGCTGCGCCACGCGCTCTGCAACCAGCCGCTGAAAGTGTGCTACCTGCCGTCGAGGACGAGGTAGGCAAGATAGTTGAACGGGTTATGACTATTGTTAACCGTAATCTTGTACAAACTAGGACGCGCTAAATGGCAATTAACATCCCCATCATTTCAAGCCTGAACACTAAAGGGTTTGACTCTGCCAAAAAAGAGTTTGCGAGCCTGCAAGGTTTCGGCGCTAAGTCTGGGTTCCTACTCAAACAAGCCATGGTGCCCGCTGCTGGCGCGGTCAGCGCACTTGCTGGCGGTTTGATACTTGCCTCTAAGGCCGCCATTGCCGATGAGCAAAGCACCAAACTTCTAGAAACACAGTTGCGCGCAACCCTCGGACCTAACCAGGCTCTTGCCGATAGCATCGCCGATTTCGTTGACCAAACCCAGTTAGCAACGGGAGTAGCCGATGATGAGCTACGGCCAGCACTTGCCGGCTTGGTGCGTTTCACTGGCGATGCCACCAAAGCACAAGATTTACTAACCCTCAGTATCGACGCCTCAAAAGCAACCGGTAAGGATTTGGCCGCTGTCAGCACCGCTATCGGGCGTGCGTATGACGGCAATTTTACAAGTCTCAAAAAGTTGGGTATCCCACTCGATGAGAACATAATCAAAACTAAAGACTTTAAGGCTGCACAAGAGGCGCTTACCACACAGTTTGGTGGCGCGGCAGCTGCGAATGCCAACACTTACGCTGGCCGTCTACAAATACTTAAAGTGCGTTTTGACGAAATGGTAGAGGGCATCGGCTACCGAGTGCTACCAGCCCTTGGGCAACTACTCGACTACGTAGACCGCCTAATTAAGATTATGGACGAACGCGGTCTAGGTGGCGTTATCCGAGAACTAGGCGGCAAACTACGCCGGTTCATTGACCCATTCCAAGCGCTACAAGACGCAATAAGCCGCAACGTAAAAGAATCACAAGGCTTCAGCGACAAACTCAAACAAATGGGCGTTAACGCTGCAAACCTTGGCGGCAGCATTCTTAACCTTGGCGGCAAAGTACTTGGCCTTAACTTTAATATCGGCAAACTCAAAACCGAGTTAGACAAAACAAACGATGGTCTAGCCACGGCATATGCCAACACGCGCGCATGGTCCGACACCCTGCTGCAACTTGACCAAGACCAGAAACGCGCCAACTACCAAAAAGCCGTAGACATTGAACAACAACGCCTAGCAAACCTCGAAATAGCCAAGAGCACCGCCAGCACCGACAAGGCTTCAGCAGCCGCTAAACGCGCCGCAGCGGCCACCGAAAAGCACGCCGAGGCAGTACGCACCCTCAAAGAGGCATACGACAACGCGGTACAAGTAGTTAAAGACAAGTTCGCCCCAGCGCTCATGCGCGCCAATGAGCAACTGACCAAGGCCACAGACAACTACAACAACTTCTACAACGCCACCGCAAACGTTGTGCGCGGCATATTCAATGT